ACCGGCGGTTGAACCGATTAAGACGACAAGCGATATGGCGATAAGTGGCAAATACCATTTACATTTCATCATCCACGCCTCCGGTTTTTGTGGGCATTATAGATGCGGCGGAAGGTGGTGTCAAACGTACACCACCACCTCCCTAATCCACAAAATCCAAATCCTAAATCACAAATCTCAAACAATACCAAAATTCAAATTCACCAAATTCAAAACCTTGAGGTTGCGGTCCTTTTTTAGTGATTGGGGCGAGGCTACACGCGTGAATGGGGTAATAAAAAAGCTGCGAGGCTTTAGCCTCACAAAGTGAGGATTTATTAAACATGTAGTGTTAAACATGTAGCCACGAGGTTTCAACCTCGTGCGCCCGACCTTAAAAGGTCGGGGCTACATGTGGAGAGGTAAGGATGACACGGGGATTTAAAAAGGGGGGTGGCTTAAGCCACCCCCCTTTTGCTTATCTCAAGCAGGTAGGCTATACCCGGCGCGTCTTGAAGATGAGAACCAGGGTGACAATCACCAGGATAGCGCCGATGGCAATCACAACCCAGACCCACAGCGGAGTTGGTGGAGCTGGTGCTGGGCCTGGTGCTACTGGTGGTGCCGCCTCAGTCAGGAAACTGAAGGTAGCCGACCAGTCGCTCGGCGCTGGCTCGACAGCCATCACTCGCCAGAAGTAGTTGGCGCTGTATTCCAGCGCGCCATCGTACTCGAAGGCGGTGGTGGCCAAGTCAGCCTCTTTGACCACCTGGGTCATAGCCGCGTCCTTAGCCAGGACGAACTTGTACTTCGTGGTCTCCTTGAACGGTGACCAGGAGAAGGAAACTGGCTTTACCGGAATGCCGAGGCCGCCGTTGTTAGGCGACAGCAACTGCACGCCGTAGTACGGAGTGCTTACCGGCAGGCCAGCCTTGATGGTGAAGCTCCTCGCCTCAGACCACGGGCTGCGTATCCACTGGCCGGTGGCGCATTCACGTGCCTTGACTCGCCAGTAGTAGGTGTGGCCGCATTCCAGGTTGCCGTACAGAGCTATGGCTGAGCCCTCATAGTAATCAGCCCTGCCACCAGAGGGGAAGAAGGCGCACGGCTGGGTAACATCAGATGGTTCGAAACCGCCGCAGTTAGCTTCACTAACCCAGTCGATTATCCTGATGGTGAACGCATTGGACTTGGCGATCTCGATGTCGTACCTGTCAGCCACGCAGAGCTGCTCCCAGCACAGGTTGACTTCCTGAGCTCTGCCGGAGACTGGGTCGCAGCCGATGAGCGTCTTATCGGCGGTAATCAGGGCTGGGCCCTTCTTAGCCATGCAGTCGGCGAAGTTCCACAGGAAGCCTACCCTGGTGGACGCGACGTAGTTCCGAGCATCCAGCGCATACAGCTGGGTGTTGGTGTCCAGCGTGCAGCAGCCGCACAGCTTCAGCGAGTACGGCTCGCGGATGAAGGTGACGCCACGGTTGGCAGCACCTGCGGCTGGTAGGCCGGTGATGAGGCAGTCCCAGGCGATGCCCGGCTTGGGCATGCCGGAGAGAGGACCGTAATCTTTGCCGAGGACGGTGCCGTCAGAGATGGTGCGGCAGACACCGCTGTTGCCACAACCGGGGTCGTCGATGAGTGGGATTTGCCTATCGCAATACGGAGTCCCGGCAATTACGGCATGGGCCGAGTACAGGGCACCGCCCGTGTAGGCGAGAGCCAGGCCGTACTGGCCGAGGGGATGCGGTGCATTGCAGCCGATGGCGCCGTTAGTCGCCGCCATCATGTCGAAGTCTGCCCACCTGCTGGCGGCGGCAGCATTGTTGCGGTACACCGAGCCGGTGGCGTCCGCAGCATCATTAGCAACGTAGATGATGTTGTTGCTCTTGTAAGCTGGGTCGAAGGCGACATGGAGATTCACCGCGCCGAACAGCGGCTGCAGCAGCAGGCTAAAGGTAGCGCCGGCGTTCCTGGAGACGGCTACCGGGTAAGTAGCGCCCGGAGCAGCACCAACCAGCACCTGCCCCTCGGGCATGGCGGTTATCATGTGCGCGTAGCCGATTGCCGTGTTGACGCTGGGCTCAACAGTTGACCAGGCAGTGCCGGTGTACGGCATCTTCTGCACCAGTCCACTTGCAGTCAGGTTATACAGCACGGTGCTCGATTCGAAGGCGAAGTCCTGTATGTTGTCTCTGGGGGTAATGTTCGCCCAGTAATCGCCGTAGTCAGGCGACCACGCCTGCGCTTTGGTCGTCTGAGCTGCCCAGGCAATTATCTGCCCGGTGGGCTCTGCGCACCCAGGAACTACTCTCAGCAGCGGCTTGTCACTATGTGTTTCATTGCAGCTCACCGCCGTTGGTCGGGTGTAAACCCGCTCGTACCACCCGCCCAGAGGCGGCAGCACCATCAGCGGCGAAACCACGTCGCTGGACAGCGAAGACCGCCACACGCTGTCAAAGGCCATGCAGGGGTAGGTTAAGTTCTCGCTGGCTGAAGCCAGGTACAGCGTCTTGCAGTCGGCTGAGATGGCGAAATCGTTGAATTTAGTTAGCGTGGTGTTAATCAGCGCTAGCTGGTTCCACGTCTCGCCGTTGTTGCGGCTGATGGAAAAAGCCGACTCGTCGTTTATAATCGGCGTAGCGTAGAAGCCAGTCCACCACGTGGGGGTCGCAGCACGTACGCTGGCACCGGTGGCAGCTAAGGCAAGCTTGCCGTCCATGAACCAGGCGACCTGCGCATTGCCATCGCCCATCGTGGCTATGTCGCACGTTGTACCCCCGGCAGCGCCGGTGGCCGGCTTAAGTGCCGGATACCAGCAGGGGATGGGGCAGGTGGTCGGCGAATCGGTGAACCAGGTCGGCACGGTCGCCGTGCACGTACTGCCTCTGACCTCACCAGCCAAAAGCTTGCCCGAGGCAAAGGTGCCGAAGTAGGCGATGCTGGCAATCCGCTTGTCCGCGGTGGCTGTGGTGTTCATCAAGACATAGACGGACAGGTCGTCAATGCGGAAGATGCCGTCATCTTTTCCTCCAGTAGTGGCATCGGTGGAGATGTAAGCGCGGCGCAGAGACGCAGCCTGACCCGAGAAGTCAGATGGCAGCTCCAGGTCAGCAGATATAAGGTTTGCTGCTATTGGTGAATTGCCCACGGTTCCTGCTACCTCCACGGAAGGGGTGAATGCCCACTGACTGATGGTGTTGAGGTCAACATCGCGCAGAGCGACGTTGTAGTAGGTGCCGGTGGGGGTAGCCTTGGAGGTGAAGACCACTGCCAGCGAGGCATCGCTGGAATAGGTCGGCGAGAACTTCAGGGCAAAGACGTCGCCCAAGGTAACGGTTGACGGGAGATTTGTCTGCCTGACCCAGCCGGTGAAGCCCTTGGACTGCAGCACCCAGATGTCTAAAGCGGCAGTGCCATCACCTTTGCGCATGCCGACGGCGATGTCACGCTTGCCGCCGTAGTCAACGGAGATGTCAATGGCGCCGACTGTTTTTGTGCTTGCGGCAGTTGCATCGAACAGCTTGGTGCGCTCCCACTTGCCGCCGGAGTTCTCGGTTATCCAGACCTCCTCAGGTTGTTTATTGGTGTGGCCGGTAACCACCGCCCAGAAGGCGGGGTTGTCCGGGGCAATCGCCACGTCGAAGACATTTGCGGTATAGGTCCCTACTCCGGTTGAGGCTCTCAAGTTTGCGTAGGGGGTGGTGCTCCAGTAGAGCCCCATCAGGCCTGAGGTAAGCAGTATCGGGTTAACCGTTGGACCGTAAGGGACATAGGCGGCGACGTCTACCGCGGCAATTATTGTCCTGCCGTCGTTGCCCACTGCTATCTTGTTTATCTCCGACCCGCCGATGGCTCCGCCCATTGCGCTCCCTGGACCCGTGACGTCGAACCTGGCGACAATTGAGCCGGGCATCTCGAGTGTGTCCCACTTGCAGACGCCGGCTTCTACTGGTGCCGGGCTCATCAGGCTGGCTGGCACCACAAAGCTGGCTACCAGCAGCACGGCTGCCAAGAGACCGAACATTCTAGGATATTTGGTTTTCATTATACCTCCTAAGTTTTATAAACTCCGAAAATTCCCTTGATTATTTCCCCCTGTAGCCCCGACCTTATAAGGTCGGGCACCCGAGGCTGAAGCCTCGTTATTTCCCCCTGTAGCCTCGACCCTTTAGGGTCGAGCTCCCGAGGCTGAAGCCTCGGGGCTACATTCAGAGAAGGGTGGGGGGTTCTTTCATCTTCGGAGACCTTCGGCGAATTTCGACCTTTTCGCCTCCGGTTTTAGAAACCCTTAACGGGGAAAAGTATTCACTTTTTGGTGGGTATTTGTTAAGCCTGCCCTTCAGGCTGCTCCACAGATAGTCCAGAAACATTTTTCTGGGCTTAAGGCTTTATGTCCCGGAGCCAGGACGGTTCTGAGATTGCCTCGGCCGGTCTTGCCAGCTTTGGCTTCCTTCCATCAGCATCACCTCCTTTGTTTTATAGATAGTCCAATAGGCAAGGATTTCTCCTTGCCTAGTACTATTGTACCACGCCTGTCAAGACCCCCCCCAAGGGGTAAATCCCAAGCACCAAGCACCAAATCCTAAGCAAATTCAAAGCCCAAAATTCCAACAACTAAAACATGTAGCCTCGACCTTTTAAGGTCGAGGTCACGAGGTTAAAACCTCGTGGCTACATTTGTGATTTACACCAAAAATGTAGGTGCGACCTTTTAAGGTCGCACGGGCGGGGTTAAGCCTCGACCTTTTAAGGTCGAGGTCACGAGGTTAAAACCTCGTGGCTACATGTTTTACACAAACAATTGGCTGATATTGCTGAATTCGAAGGAGCCTGAATAGGGATACTGGAGATAATCTGTAACTATTCCCTTTCTTACCGGGTTTTCAAAAATATATCGCGCTATTACTGGGGTAGCCTCATCTTTTCTCAAGACTCGGTCATAATAACTTGGTTGCCACAATCTGGCACCGTAGCGGCGGTTAAACCGAAATGCCGTCCTTTGCTTAAATACGGACATCAATTTCCTCAAGTTGGCATTCTCGGTCTTACCCTCAGCGAGAAGATGGAAGTGGTTGGGCATAAAACAATATGCCCAGACGTAGAAGCCTTCCTGTTTGGCTGTTTTCTCCAAGGCCCTAACTGCTTTGCTGACGAAATTACCATTGGCAAAATGACCTGCTTGTTTGTGGCAGCGCAAAGTAATGAAATAGCGGTAGCAGCCTTTGTAAGGGAAGTCCACGAGCCTCGTTCGTTTCGTTTGTTTGTGGGGCTTATTTTTCATTCGTTCGTTTTGAATTTTATGAACACATGTAGCCCCGACCTGTAGGTGCGACCTTTTAAGGTCGGGCGCACGAGGTTAAAACCTCGTGGCTACATGTTGATGTTTGATTTTTAATGGCGGGGTTAAAACCCCGCCGCTAAAGCCTCGACCCTTTAGGGTCGAGACCACGAGGTTAAAACCTCGTGGCTACATGTTTAATTTATAATATACCACCCCTGTAGCCCCGACCTTTTAAGGTCGGGCGCACGAGGCTAAAGCCTCGTGGCTACATGTTTTTAGGTGTTTATTTGAGGTATTCTCTGAGGCGGCGGAAGAAGGCGCGGACGATGAGGATGAAGATGATGACGAAAATCAGGCCGCCTATGACCAGGTACCAGGCGGAGAAAAAGCCAACTTTGAAGGGATAGGGGGAAAGCGCCCAGCCGCTTTCGTTGCCGGCACCGTCAACGGCTTTGACCCGCCAGTAATAGGTGCCTGGCTCTAGCTGGATAATGCAATTCGGCTTGGTCAAGCCTGTCTTTCTCATGCCCGGCTCCAGTGGGAAGAAGCTCAGGTTGTTGTCTATCTCCAGGATATAGGTGACGCCGCTGGGGTCAACGACCTCGGTCCAGGTGAAAATGACAAGCTGGGGGCCGAACCAGCCGAACCTCTGCTCCTTCTCTCCGGGGGTGATTGTGGTTGGTGCTGGTGGTGGCTCGCCTTCCAAAGGCAGGCCGAAGGTGGCGACGTTGCCTGCCTTGTCAGTGGCGGTAATCACGTGGTTGTCCTTCGAGCTTTCCGGCACCTTGAAGCTGTGGCTGAAGTTGCCGTTCAGGTCGGTGGTTGGCGGTTTGTCAGTTGGCGAGCTTGGTATAGAGATATCATCGTACTTAATGGAGACCTGACTTTTGGCGGCAAAGCCGCAGCCGGTCATTGTAACCTCTGCGCCGATATCGGGATGCGCGGGTTCAAGGCTTATCGTTGGGCGAACCTGGAGGCTGGCGATGATATCTCCGATGTACATGTTTTCCACAGTAGCCTTGAACTCGTGCCTGCCGGCGATGGTATTGGGGATGGCGAACTCGGCGCCGAAGCTGCCTACCCCGTTAGTGCTGATGGTAAGCGTCGTGTCTTCACCGTCAAAGCTCAGCTTAACCTCTTTTTTATTGGCTGGGAAGCCGGTGCCCTTGATGGTGACCTTAGAGCCAGGTGAGCCTGACGATGGGCTCACCTTTATGTCAGGCAGCACCGTGAAGGCGAAGCTGTACGGGGATTCGGGACGCCAGCCGCGCAGGAACTCGACGTAGTTGGTCCCATAGGCGGCTTCGGGGATGGTGAAGGTGACCGCTATCTTCGTGGTCTCCGTAGGAAATTTACCCTCACCCACCACAATAAGGTTAAGGTCTGTGCTCTCATCGGTGATGGGATTCTTGCTCCACAGGATTTTGTAAGGCCCGCCTATCTGGCGGGAGCCAGCATCTATGGTAATGGTTGCCGTGGTGCCAACTCTCCCCGAGGTGTCCGATTTTTCCCCCTCGACCGTGGGGCAAACACCTTCCACTCAGCCGGCGGCTTTGACCGCGGTCGGCACCAGCGCCATTGCCAGCAATAAAATCAGGCCAACATAACCTATAAATCTCATGCTTTAGATTTTATACCCCCCTGCCTGAGCCTTGTCAAGCTTAAAGCTGATTATCAAGCTGTTAACTATCCCCCTCTTTAAGAAATCCTAAATTCCAAGCACCAAATTCCAATAATCAAAACCCCCTCGTGTTTTGAGTTTGGAGAATTTGAATTTTGATATTGTTTGAGATTTGGAGATTGAAATTTAGAGTTTCCCTTTAGGATGAGGGTGAAAAAGGCGACAAAATCGCCTTGAATAAGTAGAACATTAGTGCTAGTATTGTTCTGTCATGGTTGGCAGTGAACTTGACTTATTGCCTGATGAAATCAACTGGCGGGATGAGGGCTGTGAGGTCTTCCAGGCTTGTCTGAATTGTCCGCTGCCGAGATGTGTGGAGGAGGAGCCGAGAGGACAGCAGAGGCTGAGGATAGCGGCGCGGAATAAGCGGATGGTGGAGCTCAGGAAGAGCGGCAAAAGCGTCAAGGACATAGCCGGGCTTTTCGGCGTCAGTCAGAGAACTGTGCAACGAGCGTTACGGAGGGACAAAAAGTCGTCGAAGCGTTCAAAGAGAACACTAGCCTGATGCCAGAAACTCTAAGCACTAAACCAAGGCAAATTCCAAGCACCAAGCACCAAATCCTAAACAATTTCAAAATTCAAAATACTAATGACCAAAACTCCGGTATTTTGGGATTTGAATTTAGAGCATTTGGATTTGGGATTTGTTTGAGATTTGGATATTGGGATTTGGAATTTAGGATTGATATTCGGATTTAGATTGAATCGGAGTACGAAAGATGATAACCTTCACCCCACAGTCACTAGCCCAGCTCGACCGCAGCCGGATATCCGACTACAAGGCAAACCTGGACTTCTATAACGGCGAGCAGTGGCCGGAGAAGTCCAAGAACCGTCAGCTCGTATTTAACTACGCCAAGATCGCCATAGACAAGCTCACCTCATACCTCATGGAAGGCCTCAACTTCGCCTGCGAGCCGGCAGAGGCCTCAGACAAGGGCAAGGAGCTAGCCAGGTCCGCCGAAAAGGTGATTTATGACGTCTACCTGGCCAACAACCTGCAGGAGTTAGACTACGAGACAGAGGTTGACGCTGCCATACTGGGCGACGGCTGCTTTAAGGTCACCTGGGACGCCCAGGAGAAGCGCATCAGGGTCACCAGCCCCGATGTCAACGGCCTCTACGCCTGGTGGCTGGGAGACGACCTAAGCAAGGTCTGGCGAGTAGCCAGCCGCTACACGCTAACGCAAGAAGAGCTTGACCAGCTCTACCAGCGAAAGACCGACAAGAAATCAGTCACCATCACCGAAGCCTGGACGGCCAAGCAGTTCAGCCTCTTTATGGACAACGAGACGCTAGAGGACAAGCCCAACCCCTACGGCTTTATCCCCTTTGTTATCTTCCCGAACCTCAGGCAGCCAAAGCACTTTTGGGGCACTTCCGATATACCCCAGCTGCGCCAGGCACAGCGGGAGCTTAATAGAGCGCTATCCCAGCTTTCTCGCATCCTCGAGGTCTCAGGAAACCCCATCGCAGTCCTCGAGGGAGTGGAGTCAGCCGAGGAAATCAAAGTCCAGCCAGGCGCCGTGTGGACTATACCCGAAGAAGCCAAAGCCTACTTGCTAGATTTGCTAGCCGGCGGTGGCATCAGGCTACACGTTGACTATATCGATATGATATACCGCTGCATGCACGACATTTCAGAATCACCCAGGGCAGCCTACGGCGGCATCGAAAGGGAGCTGTCAGGCGTCGCCCTTGAGGTGGAGCTGCAATCACTACTACAGAAGGTCAGGCGCAAGAGAACCATCAGGACCGCAGCCTACGCCAGGCGCTGCCAGATGATTCTTGCTTTACATAAGCAGTTTGCCAGGCAGGACTTAACCAATGTCAGCACCCGCATCATTTGGGGTGCAGTACTGCCCCAGGACAAAGCCAGGCTAGCTCAGAACGAGCAGCTATTAGTCCAGTCAGGCGTTCACGCCAGGAGGACAGCCATGGACGAGCTGGGCATCAGAGACCCCGACGCCGAGTTTGCCAGGTGGCTAGAGGAGAGGCGTCAAATCCTGGAAATGAATCAGCAGCTCAAGGCACGTTCCACCCGCGGCGGCGAGCGAGAGAGAGCCACAGCCGCCGAAATGGAGACCGAGCCTTTAACTGAATAAAGCCAAAGGAGAAATTACATTGGCAGAAGAACCCAAAGTCGAAATCACCAACGAAACCCCGACCAAAGAGGACTACGACGCCATCAAGCTCGAGCTTGAAGCCGAAAGGCAGCGAGCGCAAGGCCTGGTGGCAGAGGCTACTAGGGAGCTAACCGAGAGGATAGCCACCCTGGAGACAGACCTAGCTACCAAGATAGGGGAACTCGAACCCCTGAAAGTCCAGGTGGTAACCATCACCGAGGAGCTTGAAGGCGCTAAGGCAGCCTACGCCTACGCTGTAGACGACTTCAAGAAGCTGGCAGCCAGCTCTAACCCGCTCATACCGCCAGAGGTTATCTTTGGCACCACCGTAGAGGAAGTCAAGGCATCCCTCGACCGAGCCAACAAGCTGGTAGCCAACGTCCAGGAGTCTTTAGCTAAGCAGGCAGCCGCCAGCGTAGTCCCGGCAGGTGCTCCAGCCCGCACCGGGCCCAACGTGGAAGGCATGAGCACCAAGGAGAAAATAACCCTTGGCCTGGAACAGGCCAGGAAGAAGAAGGAGCAATAGTCAAGCACCAAATCCGAAGCACCAAATCTCAAACACAAGGAATTGGGAATTGGAATTTGTGATTTGGAATTTACGACTGAAAGGAGTTTATTATGTCGATTACACTAGCAGAAGCATCTAAACTGTCTAATGATGTCCTCTTGCAGGGCGTCATCGAGACCGTTATCAAGGACTCACCAGTCCTACAGGTTATGCCGTTTATCGAGATAGTCGGTAACGGCTTGACCTACAACCGGGAGACGGCGCTTGCCGCCGCCGCCTGGCACGCCCCACTCGGTGATTGGGTAACCCCCACCGCGCCGACCTTTGACCAGCTAACCGCCACACTGGCCGTCCTGGGCAGAAATGCCGATGTTGACAGCTTCATAAAGCAGACCAGAAGCAATATCCAGGACATAGAGGCAGCAGTCCTCGAGCTGGCAGCTAAATCCGTCAGGCAGGAGTTCGAGAGAGCCTTTATCTACGGCTGTATCGCCGACTACCTGGGCATGACCGGCGATGCCAACAGCATCAATGGCCTAATCAAGCTCATAGCCACCGGTACAGCTTCAAGTCAGGTAATAGCCATGGGCGCCACCGGCGCCTCCCTTACCCTGGCCAAGCTCGATGAGCTGATAGACGCCGTCAAAGGCGGCAAGCCAGACTTGCTCTTGATGAGCAAGAGAAGCCGAAGGAAAATCAACGCCCTGGCCAGAGCCGCCGGCTCCAACCTCGAAGTCGGCACCGGCAAGCTCGGTGAGTTTGCGCAGTTCTACAACGGCATACAAATCGGGGTCAGCGACTATGTTCTGGACGTCCACGTCCTGACAGCCAGCGTCGAGACCGCCGTCACCGGTGGCACATGCTCTACCATCTACGCCTTGCAGTTCGGAGAAGGCGCTGTCTGTGGTGCTACCAACGGCGGCATACAGGTAGAGCCTATAGGCGCTTTGGAAGGCAAGGACGCCATCAGAAACCGCATAAAGTGGTATGTCGGACTGGTGGACTTCTGCATCCAGAGGCGAGCTGCCCTAATCGGAGTCCAGGACTAAAGCCATGACGAAGTTAGTAATCAGTTTCTACGATGAGGCCGGCACGTTGCAGACAATCAACTTGGAGCTAGCCAAAGGGGACATAATCTACTTTGACGGCACTAAGCTGGCACGTCTGCCTATCGGCACGAGCGGCCAGACGCTTAAGGCCAGCGCTGGCGGCTTGCCAGAGTGGGTAACGGTAACATAGCCAGGCTAATTGACCGCCTAACGAGGGACTAACCTACCCACGTTAGGTTAAACCTCCTTAACAGGTGGGGGGAGAAGCGGCAGATTCACCCGCTGCGACAGCTTCACCCCCCACCGAAAACATGTAGCGGCGAGGCTTTAGCCTCGCTGAGGAGGGGAATAGTAGGAGTAGTAGGAGAATAAAATGACACTGAGCGACATGAGAACCCTGGTCAGGCGAGACCTGAAGGACGAGGACAGCTCCAACTATCGCTGGCAGGACAACGAGATTGAGAGAGCCATCGCCAGAGCCGTAGCCGAGACGAGCCGCTATTGCCCCAGGGAAATGAAGGCTACCATCGCCACCACCGACGGCAGCCGGGAGATAGACATATCCACCTTGACCGATAGAGTCTCGGTGGACAGAGTCGAGTTTCCGATTGACGAGACCCCCAGGGAGTTCCAGCGCTTTTCTGTCTATGCCGACATCATCACCCTAATAGGAGACGTAGAGGGAGACGGAGAGGACTGCTATATCTACTGGGGTAAGGTTCACACCCTGGACGACAGCACTTCAACCATCCCCAGCTACCTAGAGGACGTCTTAGCCCTGGGAGCTGCCGCCTATGCCGTGCTGGCCCAAACGCAGTATAGGACGGACACAGCCGGCTTTGGCGGGGAGCAGGCAGACAGAGATTACCAGAGCTGGGGGAATACCATGCTCAAAGAGTTCAAGGCCCAGCTAAAGCGCTTCGGCAGAGGCCGAAAGCTCAAAATAAGCACATTCTATCAAGGAGACGACAATGAGTGACACCAAAAAATCATCGAGAGACAAAATCGAATCAGGACTACCCAGACTAAAAGAAGGCTTGCCATGGCAGGCGTTCGCCATCGTTGGCGATAAGGAAGACCCGGAGACGTGGAAGCTGCCGCACCACACCAAGGCCATCTTTCGAGCCATCAAAGGCAAGATTGGCCACTACAGGACTACGGACTGGGAGCATTGTGCCGCAGCCGTGGCAGCGCTCAGTCGTGGCGGATTCCGGGGTAAGAGGGTCGAGGCTACCGAGCAGCAGATCCTTGACGCCGCCAAGCACCTGATGAGGCATTACACGGAAAACGGTAAGCCCGTCCCCGATACCCTGGCAGCCCTGGTTGAATGACCCCCAGTTTGGGATTTGAAATTTGGGATTTGGAGTTGGAGTAAGTGGGGGGTATGGTTAGACCTAAAATGAATTAGAGGGGCTTAAAATCGAATGTAGCGAAGCCGTTTTACTTGACATAACCCTCGGCAGGAATAAGCCCGAAGCTGAGGTTGACATAAAATAAAAAAGGAGAGTAAAAGCATGTTGAACAGATTTTTAGCCGGCAAGAAGAAGTACAGCGTTTTTATCGCCACTTTCTTGGTCGCTGTGCTTCAGATGTTTGTTGTCGACCCGGAGACCCAGAAGGAGCTTATGGACTTTGTGCCTACGCTGGCCATGATGCTTTCAGGCATCGTCTATCTGGTTGTTGAAGGCAGACTGGACGGCCAGAGGGCAGAGGCAGAAGCCCTGAAATCCGCAGAATACTACAAGACGCACCCAGAAGGTAATTCCACGCAAACTATCACGCAAGCCCAGCCAGCAGCCTCTCAGCAAGAAATCCCGCCTACAGCTGCATCTTTAGCTCAAATACCCCAACCGCCAGAACCGCTTGACATAAAGCTATTCCACGAGCGGGTATTGAACGATACCGCAGCCAAGTATTCAGAGCAGAACCCGGCCACGGTATTCTTTGAGGCCAGAGACAAAGGGAGTGTAACCACCTGCCATAACATCAAGCAGGCTCAGGACTACTGGGATTACCTGGTAACCCTGGCCTACGATGCCGAGCAGTTCGTCAAGGAGCAGACCAGCGGAGTTAAGCCCGGAGAAGGTACAGCGTGTAAGGTGCGGTCACCGGAATACGTGGCTATGCAGCTCGACCTGATGAAGACCCTCAGGAATAGGGACGCCGTCTATGCCCTGGCCAGAACCAACATCGACTGGAGACAGAAACTTTACCCCAACGACACCCTGTACCACGTCGGCATCCTGGCCGAAGAGCTGCTCCAATACAACACGTCGTAGGCGAGGCTTTAGCCTCGCTGGGAGAGAAAGGAGAAAAACAATGTACTTTTGGGATTTGTATAAGGCAAACAGCGAGCTTATCAAGCTACGCGCCCGTGTTAAGGAGCTGGAAGCACTACTTGAGCCGCCAGCTTTCCCCATTGTTACAGGCACAATAAGTGCTGAAGTTATCGAGCGCCTTTATGCTGAAATCTTCCCCCAGCAAAAGGAAGCCATCTTTATCTCGGATTCCATCTTTGAGATCACGGCCATCTCGGAATTGCGCCGGTTCGTGAAGTGGGACAACACCAACATCTTCAAATATACCTCGGAGTACCACGACTGCGACGATTTCGCTATGGCTTTAGCCGGTGATTTTGCCAAATTCCCGGGATGGTCTGGTTTTCCTGTAACCTTCATGTGGGGCAGCTATTATGGCGGTCATGCCTTCTGCACCGCTGTAGCTTGGCCTTCGTTCAAAGACAGAACTCCGAGAGTCTATTTCATAGAGCCTCAGAACGACTGGGAGATAGCCCCGGAGTCAGTAAAAGGCACTGAGCTGTGGCTGCTCCCAATGAGCAAAGCCGGAGTATTCCAGCACAATAGGTAGTAGCTTAGAAACGCACCTACATATAGTGGTGAGGGATGTTAGTCTTTGACTGGCTAACCGTAGTCGGCATCGTCTTGCTGATAGGTTCAGCAGTTTACATAATCTGGGGAAGGAAATGAGAAGCATCTCAGACGCCCTACTCGAAGCGCAGAAGACAGGTACACCCAGGAAGCCCCTGGTAAAGCTTGAGGTGCAGGCTTACGGTCACCCCGCTCAGTCCTCGAGCATCCAGTGGGAGCTATTCGGTTGGCAGCGCTTTTACCAGGGCAGTGAAGCCAAAGACAGCCACGGCCTAGCCATCCCCGGAGACGGTAGCTTGATCAGAGTCAGGAAGTCAGGCACCAACCTATACCTCTCCAGGGTAACCAACCCCGGGCCCGGGTCGACCTACTCTAGCTGGGGGGCATCCTTCGGCGGTGTCCCGGCCAACGCCAAGGTTGCCATCGCCGCCCTGGGAGCATCGGTGATTGTTGTCTCTATGGACGCAGCTAACCTGTGGCGTAGAGAATCATCAGACTGCGGAGCCACCTGGGCCAGCTGGGTATCCATGACCAACACCCGCCCCTGTGAGCGAGGCGTAGCCGTAGCCTATAAGTCCAACGGAGATTGTGCTATCGTCCACGCCTCCGATGTCAACGACCCCACCAGCCTCTATATCCAGAAACGCACTGGGGGGAGCTGGAGCACAGGCTTAGGCCAGCGCGGTGGTTATGACGCCGACATCGAGGACTTAGCCATGTACTACGACGGCGACTGGAACATCATCGCCTTAGTTCTTGAGGGGGGCTACCTCTCAGTAGTCCGCATGGTCTATGGAGACGGCTACCGCCAGACAGCCGGCACCTGGGCAGATGATGTCAAAATCGGCTTAGGCAGAGCCAGGGTAGATATCGCCGCTCAGGTAAGGCTCAGGCAGTTCACCACCGGTTGGCCGGTAGGCTATAGCCGAATGACCTGGGAGCAGCGTGCCGCTTGGAGCCGGCAGGTAAAGAGCAGCACCTACTGGGAGAGGCATCAAGCAGTAATTGAAGCCCTGGCTGGCGAGACGCTAGGCGTTTCGGGTCCCTCTCTTCTTAAGCCCTCAGGCTACGTCCCCCTCCTGGCACTATCCCGCCAGACTCAACCATGGCTTTACAGACTTAAGCCAGGCACGGACTTCTACGACTACAACTGGAACAAAGCCAGCTTTATTGACACTTCTGCTAGTCGAGGCATGGCGGTAGCCTGTGACAGCTCCTATATCTGGGCTACCCAGGCTAATGAGGTCTGGAGAAGCGCCTTACCTGGCTCATGGAGTCCCCCCACCGCAGGCAGTGGCGCCGGCGATAAAATTACAATTCCGATATCTAAAATCGCCAGGCTCACCGAGTCGGTAGATCCCGAGCAGCCGTCCGAGCTAGCCGTGGAGCTGGATAACTCCAAAGGCACGTACAACAGCCCCGGCTCAGGTTCATTAGCCGTCTTAAAGAGGGGGAGCAGAGTCAACCTGCACCTGGGCTATAAGACGACATCGGGCGACCAGCTCTCCGAGGCATCCAGGTATTTCATAGAATCCATGGAGTACAGCCGCGACCCCAACACGGCAGCCTTCATTATGCGCTGTGTTGACGCCTGGGGACTCTTGGAGCGCTATCAGTTCAACAAGCCCGTGGAGTGGAATGCCGGCGCAGACGACTTTACCTGTTACCAGCTAATCGAAAAGGTCATGCAGGCGGTAGGGGGCACGCTAGCCTACAAGTCCAGGAGCAGCCTTATTACCAGCCTCTACCCCAGGCTGGACGTCGGCGCTGGGGAGAGCGCCGCCAGTGTTCTAAGGAGACTGCTTAACCTGGTCCCAGACGTGATTTTCTTCTTTGGCCTGGACGGTTACATCGTCTACCCCCAGGCAGGAGACACAGTTGTCTATAACTACAAATTCCCAGCTTAAAGAAAGGGGGGAGAATGAAAACCACAAAAGCACTAAAGGACATGAGCCTAGCCGAGCTTGAGAAGGAGAATCAAAAGCTCATGTCTGAAAAGGAAGCTATTAGAGAGAAGCAGCGAAAAATCAATGACTTAATTGCCGAATTAAACAGAAAGGAGGACAGAATTGGCCAACCAACTTTACACCAAAGCCAAGCAAGGTCTCATTGACGGCAGCATCGACCTGGACACCGACAACATCAAGGCCGTCCTGGTTGACGGTGCTGACTACACCCCCAACCTGGCCACCCACGACAACCTGGACGACATCCCGGTAGCCGGCAGGGTAGCCACCAGTGGTAACCTGGCCAGCAAGACCGTTACCGATGGCGTGTTTGATGCCGCTGATGTCACCATCTCAGCCGTCTCAGGCGACCAGTTCGAGTACATCGTGCTCTACAAGGACACCGGTGTAGAAAGCACCAGCCGGCTAATCCTGCTCATAGACACGGCTACCGGCCTGCCCTGCACCCCCAACGGTGGAGACATCACCATAGCCTGGGACAACGGCGCTAACAAAATCTTCAAGCTGTCCTAAATCGCTGTAATCAAGGAGTGATATGGCAACCTTAGACAGACAGGTTGGAGCAAGCTCCGATGATTGCCTGAGGCGTCTCGGTAGCGACTTTTTTGGCACAACTTACGATGGTTTTAACGCAGGTTATTTAAATGCGACCTACTATGAATACGGCAGTGCAGCACGTTTTTTGAATGTTACTATCCCCAAGGGCGCTACGATAACTGCTGCTTATCTAAGCGTTAAAACCCTTACAGACGTAAGAAACAATGCCACCAAGACTAGATTAAGAGCCCAGGATGCAGATAATGCTGCTACCTTCTCTACACAAGCAGATTTTGATGCCAGAACCTGGACAACAGAATATGTTTATTGGGACTTCACTCCAGTTGATGATGCTTGGCACAATAGTGCTGAGATTAAAACTCTTATTCAAGCTATAGTCAATCGGGCGAACTGGGCAAGCGGCAACGCCTTGGCTATCTTGTGGGACGACTGGGAAAACCGCAGTGCTGCTACAAACGGTTTCTTCCAAGGAAAGTCCTATGAAACTTCAACTACAGAATGTCCAAAGCTCCATATCGAGTATGTGCTTCCGCAAACCGTTTCCCCATCAGGCATAGAGCAGCCTCTAGCCTACGGCACCCCTAATCTCAATTTCATTCTCTACCCTTCAGGCATAGCACAGGCATTGGCCTACGGCACCCCCGAAGTCCAGCTAGGAGCCGGTGGCCTCACCATCCAACCGTCAGGCATTGAGCAGCTGGTAGCCCTGGGGACGCCAGCAGTCCAACCCGGCGCAGTTACCATTTCACCGTCAGGCATAGAGCAAACCCTGGCTTATGGTACACCCAAGCTCATTTTCGTCCTCTCCCCATCGGGCATCGCACAAGCGCTAGCCTACGGGTCACCCAAGCTAAACTTCACACTCTACCCATCAGGTATAACCCAGCCCATAGTCATAGGCACACCCGCTCTGAGATACCCCCAGACCCTATCCCCCCAGGGAATCGCCGTCACCATCCTTTACGGTACGCCATCAGTAGGCGTCTATGGCATTATCGGGCCGTCAGGTATAGAGCAGGTCATCGCCATCGGCTCACCCCAGCTGCTCAAATATGTCTGGCATGTTATCCTGGACGGCCAGTATATCACCGAGTCCCCAGACATCAACCGAGCCTATGTCATAGGCAGAGACGCCAACGGCAACCCCGTCTACGGCACAGCCGTTGACTCAACCGAGCTAGGCTTAGTGGGGGAGAGGTTAGACTTCCAGCAGGAGCTAGCCATCCCCACCGAGGCTAAGGCAGGAGAAGTAGCCTCAGCCATCTTAGCCAAGATGAGACTCACCACAAAGAGGGGGGTCATACTAATACCGCCCAACTGTGGTCAGGAGCTATGGGACGTGGTGCAACTCACCGATAGCCTGGGGAATCAGTTAGCCATCAAGTTCCGTGTAGTCGGCATCAGGACGGAGTATAACCCCAAGCAAGCCCGCTACCAGCACAAACTCATTCTAGGAGCACCGTAA